TTCAAGGCGTTTTGGCAAATCAACAACATGTTCACTCTATTCAGTGGAACAAGCATACCGCAAAAAGCAGAAAATCCTTTACGCTACTGCGTTTCTAACAGACCTAGAAAACTTTATAACTCCCATATTCGAGTGGTGTTTGCAAGAGTGTCCCGAATCAATTCGGCCTAAATGGCGAGCTACCAAAAAAGAGTTTGTTTTTTATAATGGCAGCAAAATAAAACTCATCGGCCTCGATAAAAACTCGAACAGCTTGCGTGGTAATAACATCGATATCCTGATAGTTGATGAAGCGGCCTTTGTTAAAAACCTCGCTTATCTCTATAGGTCAGTAATCATTCCCGCGACCATGAAACGAAAATTTAAGCTAATATTCCCAAGCACACCGCCTGAAAGCCCTGAGCACTTTTGGAGTGCTGAGTTAATACACAAAGCGAAAGCTAAGGGAACATATATTGAGCTAACTATCGATGATATCTCAGACCTACCACCGGAAGAAAAGAAACGGCTACTTGATGAAGTGGGCGGGCCTAATTCTGTTACAGCTTTGAGAGAGTTTTATTGCAAGTGTATTGCTGATGTTACTCGCACAATTGCAAGCGAGTTTAACAGAGCAAAGCATGTTAATACAGTTATTCCCGAGCATGTGAAATGGATGCTATTCGGCGACACGGGCGGGGTTAAAGATAAGACAGTATTCCTTGAAGTGGGTTATTGTCATACCTCTGGAAAGATCATCTTTAAGGATGAACTGGAGTTTGAAAACTCAACGCCCACTTCACAAATTATTGCTGCAGTTAAGGCCAAGTGGGGCAGCAACATGACATTGATATTAGACGCGGCGGGGCAATTACTCATTGACTATTCATCGCTCGGACTACCAGCAGCACTACCCCAAAAAGATGATTTTGGGGCTGGCTTGCTACTCCTTAACAATTCGTTTTACAATAGCAACGTAGTTATCAATCCAAATTGTGCATTGTTAATAAGAACGCTTGAGGGCGGCTTGCTCAATAAGCAGCGTAGTGACTATGAGCGAAGTGAGGCCCTAGGTCATTGTGACGCCGTAGCTGCAGCGATATATGCTTTGCGCTGTGTTGATCGCTTAACAGATTTGAGGCCAAAACCAAAGCGTGAGCAGATATTTTTCATCGAAAGAGAACCGGAACATATACAGCAAATCAAAGGATTATCATTTTAGGGGAAATTATGGAGACACAGTATTGGGCAACAAAGCCCATCGAAGAAATTGCCAAGACGATTGAAGATAAGTTTGAAGGCTATCGACGATGGTTAACAGATAGCGGCTACCGTGAGAGAATTTGCAGCACTTACAACACGTTTTACGGGATCAATGAAGATGGTACGCTTCATCTTGATAAAGACGATAAACAGATTACCAAAATAAGCGTTAATCACTTCAAATCGCTTGTTCGGCGCCTTCACATCCTAGTTACAGAGAACAAACTAGCTTTCAATGCGCGATCTAAAAACAGCGACACTAAATCATCAATTGAGAGTGATTTAGCGCGGGGTATTGTCGAATACTATAACGACGAAAAAGGGATGAATAGCACGCTATCAGAGTCAGTTTTAGGCGCGCTGCTGATGTTTGAGTATTATATCTATTGCCCTTGGGATTATACTGAAGGATTTGAACTAGGTGTTGACGGTGGTCAAGTAATCAGAAGCGGCGATCAAAAATTTATCACGTTATCGCCCTTCGATGTAGCAAAGAACACTGTGTCACGTGATGACCATTGGTACATAGTTCGTGAGAAAGTTAATAAGTATAACCTTGCTGCTCAGTATCCCAATTTTGAAACTGAGATTATCTCAGAAAGTTTGCCAGTCGATATTGACGGGCTAATGGTTGACCACGGTTTAAGAACCGACGATGAGCACGACTACGTTTATAAGTATATCTTAATGCACTCTCGCACTCCTTCACTCCCAACGGGTAGACAAACGGAAATTTGCGCGGGGCAAGTGCTTTCCGATTCAGAACTGAAATACGATAAGACGCCAATATTTAGAATAAGCGCGGGCGATGTGATGCAAACCGTGTTCAAGGATAGCCCCACGGTTGAGCTAGTTCCGATCCAAGAAGCAATCAACTTACTCATGAGTGGAACCGTTACAAACAACCTAAATAATGCAATCCAATTGATATGGTCAGCCGATCCCAATTTGACCACAAAGAAGTTGAGCGACGGGCAAATCCTAGTTACCAGTTCCACCCCGCCCGCAGCGCTTAATCTAACGGGTAGTGCTTCTGAAAACTTCAAGATGATCGATCTATTGCAAAATGTGCAACAGTTGTTATCAGGCGTTAATGACGTAGCGCGTGGTAATCCTGCAAGCAATCTCAAATCGGGAACCTCACTTGCTGTGATACTAGCCCAAGCAATTCAGTACGTGAGTGAGCTACAAAAATCTTACGCTGATTTAGCCTCGGATATCTCATCTTGCTTGGTCGATAACATCAAAAAGTTTCAGACCGAAGAAATGACCGCTTACATTGTCGGATCGGCTAAAAAAGGTACTATCAAGCGCTTTCGTGCTGAGGATTTAATGGACGTGCAGCGCATTACTTGCACACTTGGAAACCCGCTTATGCAATCCCTAGCAGGGCGCCAAGAGATGATGCAAAATTGGATGCAATACGGGATTGTGAAAGATCCAAAGCAAATCATTTCTTTCTTGTCAACAGGGAACCTCGACGCGCAGATTGAAAGCGAGTTTAGTGATGCGCTGCTGATCGCTGATGAAAATGAAATGCTCAGAAAAGGTGAGATGCCTTTAGTTGTGATTACCGATATTCACGAGGAACATATTGTCAAACACAATAAGCTCTTGTCTGATAAATCAGTGCGTGAAGATCCCGCTTTAAATCAAGGCGTATTGGATCATATTCAAAACCACATTGAGATAGGCCGAACAGTGCCGCCCGATCTTGCTGCAGCAATTAGGGGCCAGCCTATTCCACCCATGGCCCCACTGCCACCCGTAGGTAGTGAGCCAAATCCAACAATCGAAGGGGCAAGGATGCCTGATGTTCCACAAGGTACGCCCGAGCCTATGGCTGATGGGTACAAGCAGCAATTAGACGCAATGCCACAAGAAACAAACACACAAGAGCAGTTTTAAGGAGTAAAAAAATGGCTTTAGAAACATTACAGGGTATTGAACAAATTGGTGGGTTTAAAATTGTTAGGGTTAAACCACCAGAAATGTCTTGGGATGACTTTGACAAAACAAGAGATGAATTTCCTATAAATATTACCGAAAGAATGAATACTATTTCGTTCAAAATACAAAACGGTCCAATCAAAGAAGTGGGTGTTAATGGATGCCAAGTTGATACTTTGATTGAAGCGGCAAAGTTGATAATTGAAGGGTTAAACAAGCAATATCCGTGCAGAGAAAATTCTATGATTATAACCAAGTTAGACGAAGCTCTTTTGTGGTCAGTCAAACGAAAGTTAGACAGGGAAAAAAGGCAAGTTGAAGGCTTGAACAAACTATAATAGTTGAGGGCAAAATATGAGTGACGAAATGGTTTCAATGGAAGTAGGCGGCGATAGTTCGGAACCTGCTGAACCTACCGAAAATAACGAAACAGAAGAAAGCACAGAGGGCGAGCCCAAGAAGGCTAAAGCCCCTGCAGTTCCTAAGCCCAAAGCGCCAAGCGTTAGAAAATACAAGATTGGTGATGAAGAAGTGAGCTTATCTGACGATGATATCAAGCGCGATTACAGCAAATGGAAAGCGAGCGACAAGGCTTTTAGGGAAGCTGCACAAGCGCGAAAAGCTACCGAAGATTTTATTAAAGCGCTGCAGGAAGATCCCGAAAAGATTCTCAGCGATAAGCGCATACCTTTAGACAAACGCAAGCTGGCAGAGAAGTGGTTGCTTGAGAGTATCGATAGTGAGTTAAACCCTACCGATCCAAGAGACGCCAAACTGTCAGAGACAGAGAAGAAACTAAAAGAGTATGAGGATAGAGACAAGAAAGCTGCTGAAGAAAAGCAGTCGCAGGAATATGAGCAAGCTAAAGAACAGCGCAAAACTGCCTTGTCTCAAACCTTGCTTAAGGCGATGGAATCAACTCACTTAAGCGCCGATCCCGAGACATCAGCTAGTGTGCTGCGTGAAATGGCTCTTTACATGAGAGCATGTAAAGAACGCGGGGAAGATGTAACACCCGAGCAGCTAGTTGAGCATATTCACAACCAAAGATTCACGCAGTTTTACAGCCTAGCTCATCAATTTCAAGGCGAAGAATTAATCGAGTTTCTTGGTGAGGAAATTGTCAACCGAATTAGAAAGACAGATATTGAGAGAATCAGAAAGGCGCGTGGCGGCGGCGCCCCTGATAAATCCTACCGTGATGAAAACCGCGCAGCAAGCCAGCCCACGCATAGCAGAAAAACTATGGACCCATGGCAAGCGCGGGAACATGCCAACAAAGTGCTATTCGGCAAATAATTTAATTCAAAAAGTGCATTACAAAATAGGATGCCTACCCTTCACGGATGCCATCCTAATTTTGTTGCTGCCTACCCTTCACGGATGCCAGTAAACAAGCAATGTTTTAACTTATTTCATTATCAATCAAATTTATTTTATAGAGGTTAATACAATGGCTACTACCAATACACCTACTACTTTAGCATCAAGGTTAAAGGAAATTTATCCCGAAGGCCCCACCGTTTTAGTTCCCGCATCAAATGAGCTAGTGGGCAAGCGCCTCAAGTTTAAAAAAGACCTTCAGCATGGCGAGAAAGTGCGTTTTGACGTTCAGCTTTCCGGTGAGCAAGGTTTCAGCATGGGAACAGGCGAAATCACTTTGAACGGTTCCGTTGCTCAAGTTTCTGAGAAAGCCGAAGTTACTGGCTTTTCAATCGTGCTTCAGTCAAACGTGTCTTATGACCTAATCAGCCGCGCTAAAACAAACAAGCAAGCGTTTGCAGCTTTCAATAACAGCAAATTCATCCCTGCTGCTGAGAGTTTCAGAACACGCCAAGAAATTTTGGCAATGCATGGTCGCCAAGGTATTGCAGTTGTTACCAGCGTTTCTAGTCAGGTAATTACGATTACACCCGCTTCATGGTGTTCTGCAATGTTGCTCACGATGAAAGGCGCGACAATCGAAGCTTGGACAGCGGTTGCTGGTTCTGGCTCACAGCATGATGGTGATTTGACAGTCGGAGCGCTTTCGATTGCAAACAAAACAATCACAGTTGTTGGGACATGCTCAAGCGTAGCTCAAGGTGACATTTTATTTCTTAAGCATCAGCGAAGTGTCGGTCCAATCGGTATCATGGATATTGCAAAAAATGCTGGCACTCTTTACAACATTTCTGCAGTAACTTATGAGCTATGGAAAGCAAACGCTTATGATGTTGGCACTTCTGCTTTAACTCTTGGCAAGGTTTCCTTATCTTCTGCACTTGCAGCAGACAAAGGTTGTGCTGAAAAGTTAACTTGCTTAGTACCTAACAAATCTTTCCAAGGAATGGTTAACGACCAAGCAGCTTTGAGAGAGTACGGCGCTAACTACAACTCTGGAAAAGCAGAGACTGGTTTTGAAAGTATCGACTTCCATGGCGCCACAGGATTGATAAGTATCGTGCCATACATGTTTTGTAAAGAGGGTGAATTTGTGATGTTCCCTGAACGTTACACTTACCTGATTGGTTCAGAAGAAATGACAAACCAAATTGGTCAAAGCGGTGACGTGTTTTTCGACCTTGAAAGCACCTCTGCGAAGCAGCTTCGTTACTTCTCAGATTGGACAGTTTTCTGCGAAAAACCCGGTTTTATAGTGTACGGAACGCGTTCTGACAGTCTTGCATTACATACCTAAGATACTCCAAACATGAAGCAAGGCATTTAAACGAATGCCTTGCTTTTTTCATAAAAGGACACAATTATGGCCACTCTAAATATTCAAGTAAAAGTAAACAAAGCCGACGCAAACGACTACACAACAACAACACGCCAAAAATCGATGAGAAACATATCTAACTTAATGCATGCAATTGCATCAGGCATGATTGCATCGACTGTTGATGTTAACGTAGCTGCTGCTGATCCCGTAGCGGCCTCTGTAACTGCTACACTAACAAGCTGCGCGACTGATACGATTACTATTCTTGGGATTACATTTACAGGCACAGCTACACCTACAACCGTTTTACACTTTGAAACAGACGGCGACGACACAGCGGACGCGGCAGCACTTGCAGCGGCTATCAATGCTCACCCGACATTGAAAAACCTCGTGGTTGCAACATCAGCGGCAAACGTGGTCACAGTCAAGTTTCTTGTAAAAGGCGTAATC